TCGCGGCTGTTCATCCCAAGCTCGTAACTGCATTTGCAGGACACGTGGCGCATTTCCTGGGTCTGGCTGATGCTTTCCCACTCGCCATGAGGCATGCACTCCCCGCCGCTTAGCGTCGCGTTCAGCTCGTCGGCGATTGCCTGCCACACGCCTTCGCGGAGGGTTGGGTGATTATTCACCCTCTCCCAGTAATCGGATGACATGATGACTTTTTCTACCTGTTCGGCTGTCAGTTTTCCTCTTATGTCACTCATTCGTCCTCCTCATTGTTCTCAATTATTTCAACGCATCACTTATCCTCTTTGTCGTATGTACTGCTTGGATCTGCGTTGCCATCTTTGTCTTGTTCGCTGTATTCTTTTCTGTACGCATGAGATACACAGCTATGATATGTAGCAGATCACCAATCGACGTAAGCTCCTTATGGATATCATTAAGCTTATCATTCAAGTTCTCATGATCTTTCTCAAGCCCATTGTTTATCCAAGCCAACTGTTCAGATAGCATGTTTAAACATTTAGTAGTGCTATTCATAGTTGATGTATCTTCTTTTGTTTCCTTGAGAAGATCGTCATAGTATCCTGCAAAGATTTTCTGAACAGTTGATTCACCGATACCAGCGAGCTTAGCAAGCTCCGCTGTTGTGATCTTGTCACCAAATTTTTCCTTGTACCCGTATACTTCAAGAATGATATCTTTGGTGATCTTCTTTACTTTAGCTGTCGTCATTACATAGCCTCCTTAATTGCCTTGACTTTAATGTCATTACCGGACACCAATCCACTAAGCCTTCTATCTCGCCAGCTACCAGGCATGTTCTTTCCAGGATTCCTGTGGCTGAGATAATCGTAATAAGCATTGATGAAACCAAGGCCGGTGCCATGGAACTTGTGATTATCCGGTGCGTCGTAATATCTATCGATAAATTCCTGACGCAGCAAATCAATACGTTCCTTACTTGTAGCTTCTCTCGGGCCACCGGGCTTTGGATATGGGAAGATCATTGGGATAAGAGTCTTCTCCATTTCATCTGCGCTAATACGATTAGCACGAGCAGTACCGAGAGCTGCACCAAATGCAGATATGTACCTCAATACATTACTGGTTACCGTGGATGCTGCTTCGATTCTGTCATGTGCATACCTGCCATGTCTTACATGGAGCAATGCATCAGACCTACCACCCATCAATTGTCTGTACATATTCTGACAAATGATTCTGGTAGGTACCATCATCAGCGCACAAGGGAACATGCCATTAAAGCTATTGGTGCACATAACATCAAAGTCCCAATCGTCTCCTTGCAGGTTCTCTTGACGCATACGAAGCACCATGAATACAAGACCTTGCTCTGTCATACCTGCATTAGTGATGATACCTCCTGCTTGAGTAAACGGTTCAAGCAAGGCAAATGCATCTCTGTTCTGCACTACACCATACTGACTAGATACACAGCCAAGGATCTTGTTGTCATGTTGACGGACATTTACCTGAACACCAGGAACATTTTCATATTGGATAATCGCTGTTCCGAATCCAGTGTTCAATGGATCTACAATCTCAACCTTTGCATCTCTCTGTTCTACAGTGAAGTCAAGTAGACTATCATGCAAAGCTTCCCTGTAATCATTCCACTGACCACTAACACCGATGCCAATCCAGGGTGCTTCACGAACAGGATTAACTTGAACCAGATTAGTCATTGCATACCTCCGCTACGATTTGATCAACACGATCTTTGAGAATCTTTCCAAATGCTACACGAGCTTTGTCTGCTTCGATTTCGATAGCTTTGTTTTCATCACTATCTTCTGCAGCCAAGCACAGGTGAATGCATTTGTATACAGCAAGAGCTATTGTGCTGGGATAATATCTACAAGTTACCCAGTTACCTTCGCCTCTAAGCTCGCCGTCTACTTTCTTGCCTTTAGATCTTTGAAAGATTTCGAAGTCGAGTTTATGTCCTTTAATCATAAACTGCTTGCCAGTTACCTTGTCGGTGACTATAATCTTCATGTCAACTCCTTTCGTTGACCGCTTCGAATTTGTGTGAAACCCTGGTATAACGTCGGCCAGGGTTTCACAGTTTTATAAGCTAATTACAGATGGTTGGAGATGTAACGCATCTGATCCCTAACGTGTTTTGATACTTTGTTGTACCTCTCCTGAGTGTCCGCAAAGTCTGACAAACATTGACCAAGATGAGTCAGCTCTTCAATTGTTCTATTACCTAGCTGTGTTGTATCCAGAACTTGTTCGCTTAAACTTGAAATCTCTTCTGGCCCTAGCTGTGTCATCTGCGTGATTGTCTGCGGAGTAATTACGATATTCTTTTCCATTAGTCACCTCATTTCAATATGAATACATTGTCTTTATATTGTTCAGCAACGTAATCCATATAGACTTCTTCTTCAGTACACTTCGCTTCAAGGCTACTAGCCTTCATCATGAACTCGTTGCATTTATCTGATTGCCTTATATAGAATTCGGCAATCTCCATAATCCAACGAATTTGGTCATGCAAATCATCTCTTGTATATTTCTCCATGAACATAGAGACAGGAGCACCAGGGCAAAACCAAACCAACCTAGCTATCTCAAGTTCAGGTAACACACAGAATGCCATAGCTATTTGCATTAGTTCTTTGTGTTCCATCTTATCTTCGATAATGGCTTTCATATGCTGCGAAGGTTCATAGCATTTTATTTCCATTATCTCAGTAGGGCTATCGTATTTCATACCATCAGCCCCGACAATGAACTTACCATCGGTTGTTACTTCCATCTTGGTATCGCTTGTAAACTGCGGGATGTTCATTGCGTCAGGACTGAATCCTAATTTGTCTGCGCAAATAATACAATCGTCCCAATGATAGAAGATAGGTGTTGCCTGCTGGTTCCAGCTCTTGACTGTCCATGGTTCCATTGCATGACCACGAGCTGCAGCTTCCACGCTGCTTGTGTCGAGTCGTGTGTCCGAATGTTTCTGACACCACATAGCAGCGAAGCCCGGCATTAGTTTATCCGGGCTTCCTGCTTTCAGGTATCTTTTGTATTCGGCTTGCAGACTGGATATGTCTGTAGCAGTTAGCACAGTCTGCCTAGCCTTCAACCATTCGGCGCTGACTTCATGATACCAGCGCCGACTCATATTATTCTCCGAGTCTCATACACACAGCGGGATCTTCGATCAATACCCGAAGTACAGATACAATTGCTTCAGGCGTAAGCTCAAGCGGATTGCCAAGCGACGGAGTATCAATCCTCGTATAGCAATCATCTTCAATAAACTTCTTACTTGCTGCCCAGTCAATCAATGCACCAAACTTATCAATAGCATTGTTAACTGTGGCAGCATTCTCAACCTTCTCGCTTTCGTCAATGAAGGCAAGAGCCTCGGCTACACGTTTATCAGTAACCGGAGTATCGGGTGCATCAACATAAGGACGATCCTTTGTGAATGCGCTCTTGCGCTCAAAGCCTTCAAGGCTAGGCCCAGGCTGATACGTGGGCTGTGCCTTCAAGTATGCATGTTCCTGCATCATGATCTCAAGCTCATTGAGTTGCGCCCAAACAATAAAAGGCAATCCAATCTGCTTGCCATTCTTAATGATGTAACCTTCTTCGAACGTGCACTTGGATTTCTTGATAAGCTTTGCCATGTTTTATCCTTTCGTTTTATTTTTTCCTGGGTGCCGAGAGGCCCCGGCACCCTTATTACCTAGACAGCTATTGCTTACCACGGAATGTCTTCGCTGTAATATCCACCAGTGGGATCATTCTCGTATGCATTTACCGGAGCTGCATTAACCTGTGGAGGCGCTTGAAATCCCATTGCTGCTGCCGCCTGCTGCTGTGCCTGCTGCATCGGAGTCTGTGTAGGTACTTGCTGCTGAGGCATAGGCGGAGGAGTCTGCTGCTGTACAGGCGCAGGCTGAGGAGCTGGCATACCAGGCATAGCATTTGCCGGTTGAGTAGTCAGATCCTTGAGTCCCCTTACCATGTTGGCCTCGCCATCACCGAGAATAGTTACCCACCATGGACGAGGATTGCGTCCATTGTATGCACCAGCCTGAGTCTGAATCCTCACGAACTTGCCAAGCAATTCCTCGATAGATACTTGATCCCTTGTACCCTGTGGATCAAGTGCGACAAGGCAAGCCTCAGCAGCCTTACTCTTTGGTGCAAAGATCCAGCTCAACTCCTGACCAGACCTACCACGCAGGCAAACACAGAGGTTCCTCTTTGGATTACCGTCATCCCAGAACGCAGGCTTCTTAGTATTGAAGTCACGTGCTTGGGGATTGGAGATCTCAACTACCGTTCCTTCAATGCATTCAAGATAGTCCTGCCTTGTGTTATCACTATAGTTCCAGATATTGCTGCTGGACGTATTGCCCTTGAGATCAAACATACTCATGATTGATTCCTTTCGTCAAATGATTTAATTAATAATTGATTGCATAGCACATGATATCTATGTAACCAGGTTCATATCCACGAACAGCTTTATCATCAAGCCATTCCTTTACACGTTCATAATGTTCTTTAACGTGTTTATTGAAATAGTCTTGATCATGATCAGCAAAGTTATCCGCATGTTTAGCATACATTTCCGTCCACTCTTCATTGAGTGCGTGGCAGATACACATACTATCTACCACGTCATCATTGCGACGGCCTGCAGTGAATGCGTCTGGGTTGTTGATAAAATCTTCTTGCAGAATTTCCTTCAACTGTTCTTTAGTGAAGCTCATTAGCATTCCTCCTTATCCTTCAACCATTGTACCATCTTATCTTTCAAGGGTTCATATGCTGTAATGAATCCTTGATAAGCAGCCGCACTTTTGTCAGTTTGGAACAATTGACCCTTGTTAATTACTTCATTGATCAGCTTGATATAGAACTTAGCCATAGGTCTTGTATCGAATCCTCTGTTCCAATATTTGATAACTCTATCGAACTGCCTAATCCACATCTCAGCACCATACATATCTACATCCTGATCGCGCAATGGATTAGGATATGCAATCCTTTCATCAGGTGACCATCGATTGTCCGGATCCTCCGGCACCATGTTATCCCATCCACACCTGAGATCTAGCATGACATGCTTGTGAATGTCATAACCGATCATGATGATAGACATGTCAAAGCTGCTGAGAACTGCGAAGATATTGTTCTTGTATTGCTTGTAGGTAATATTAACTATCACATCACCACGCTTCAGCTTCACGGTTGACAAGTATGCATTGCGCTGCATGCCTTTGTTCTGAACACGACCAAGTTTCCATTCTTCACCAGGAGACATGGGTTCGAATCCATACTTGAACATCAACATGTTCGCTGCATACTGAAGCTGTGGTTCTGTGTATACGAACAGATCGATATCAGGATGACTATCCCAGTGATCGAAATTGCAATCAAGCATACTCGATCCTGAGATGCATCCATTGATATCTGTTTGCTTAAGCAATTCGATAGTGTCTTTGATATCAGATGTCAGGCTCATAATACCTCCGTGTATTTCACATTATACTTTGGTAACTGTCTTGCTACTAAGTTTTCTATTAGATACTGCACTATACCTTCTGGTGTTGGTGGGTTGTGTCCCTTGTGTATCACTGAAACATACTTAGTTCCATTATGATCTTTGGTATACACCCAAGTCACTGCTGGGTCTCGTGGCTGGATGTATACCACTTCTCCTCAATCAGCTAAGTTCTCATAGCCATCAGCTTCACGTAACATAAGTAACGCTTCTTTAATCTCATCCTCTGTTGCATCGGGGTCATGCATGATGCGACCGAACTCTGCCTTGGTTAGATCTGGTTTTTCTGCTGCCCGAGTCAGCATATCGAGCAAGCTTATTCCATTAGGCATTAGCTTTCTCCTTTCTGTATGCAATGTATCTTTGTATATCTCTCCATATATCAGATGTCATATGCGTTGGTGGGATACCATTCCATTCTTTATTCTTCCAATACCTCAATGAGTTACGTTGGTTGCCAACGATATCTATGTGAGCATATGGAAAATGCATTGTTGGAATAATTCTCCACGAGATAAATGTGAGATGGAACGAGATCAGATCGCCGGGTCTTTTAATGCAGTGAGTCTTATCGGTATATCTGCTGAGGAACATGATGGTTTCCTGGTCGAGTTGATCGCCATGATCACCATCGCAATCAATGACAATCATCTTAGTACCCTTCATGTTCTCAGCTAGATATACCTGATCCTTATACGCTACAGCATCAGCCATTGTCATGCAGCCTTGTGACCATTTGATCAATGGCTTGTTATCCTTACTGCATGGTACCCAACGATTCTGTATTTCAGGATAAGGAATGTATGGATGTGCGGTATACATATCCCAATCCTTATCGAAGTAACCATTCTTCCATGAGAAAGACGGCCTAGATCTTTTGGTGAGCATGAAGATATCTTCTTTACCTGCACCATGATATAGATCAGACTTGTGAAATCCGTTCCAATAGTTCTCGTAGTCTTTCTTCCTGATATCCTTACCAGCTAACGCACACTGACATTCTATTTCCTTGATGTCTACATGCTTGAGACCTTGTTCGTACATCCAGAAATAGATACTATCAGTTGGGATATTCATATCAGAAACCTTTCATGGTACCTGCCCAATCTGTATTGATTACTACTTCAGCCTTTGGTGCAGCCTTTTTAGCCCATAAACCATAACCAGGAATTTTTTTCTGATATGTATGGAAGGCCATGATGCGATCGATCTTGGTTGATTGGAGTTCATTATCTTTTATCTTGTAATCCGGATCTCGATTAGCACTGTATATAGCTACATGCGTGTCAAGTCTCCTAGAATCAGGCGCATCGTTATCACCGAAGATTATTACATTGCCCCAATGCTTACCGAAGATATGTTTCCTCAGTATTGCATAGAACTGCACACGTTCATTGCAACCACCGATCAGATAGCTAAGCTTATCTGGATCTGGTAATTCTGTATTTGCAGCCCAGTATTCACTTCGACGTGATGTGATGATGAGATCAGCATTGGCTTGATGACGGAGTGTGTCGATAAGAGTAATCATAGTGGAAGCTATACCTGATGGAATAGATCCACTGGTATCCAAGATGATTAGATTAGGCGCCTGCTCAACACCATCCCATCGACCAAGATTGCATCCGAGTTTCTTATTGTACCCATCACACCATGCAGTATTCATCAAGTTAATCTTGATTGCATTTGTGATATCGTCAAGAAACTTCGGCAACAACTTCAACGTTTGCAACTCATCGATGTTCACCTGGTAGCTGAGGTCACCAATGTAATCATCTATGGTTTGCTTCTCCCATCGAGCCTCATCATCGAAGTCCAATTTATCATCAGGATCCAAGCCACCTCCGGTCATCCTGTACTCATTGTCTTCTGTTACTTGCATAGCAGAGTCAGAGAATCCGCAGGTATCATAACCGGGATTATCTCTGTACTGTGATGAAACTACTTCGACCTCTGGTTGAACAGGATAGTTAACTTGCAGATGGCGGAACTGGTAAGTATTAGATACTTTCAATACTTTAATCCAGTCAATGTTAGGAAACTTCTTATGCAATGTTCTCCATAACACAGCTATGATTAGCTTCTCATCTGACCATGTCTTTGGTTTGATAATGAACGGAACACCAAGTCTTCTACATTCTTTGGCTTCCTTTTGTTCGCATACATATATCTTCGGTAATGGTATAGAACCAATCTTTAACTGATGCATGCTACCTCCTTAATACCGTATTGATTTGTCGTATGCTTTATCTTCGAATTGAACCTTACTTAGCGTCTCTGCAATGGCATCCCATTCAGGTTGTTCTTGCAGATAATTCATTATATCTTTTAAGCTCCATTCTTCGAATTGATCTACAGAAATATCTGCAGCTATCGACATAGATTCAAGTGCTTCTTTGATCTGACGCTGAGGTGTCTTGACTTGGTTTACTATCCGGGAAAGCAAGTCATATATTCTAGAATCAAACATCGCGCTGATACTACGTGCAATGATATCTATTTCCGCATCGCTTTCTGCTTGCTTCAACCATGTGTATAGTTTAACTACTCGACGTGGTGTAAGGATATTATATTGATCACTGTCCTCTTGAATCTGATCAGCAATAATTTTTGGATCAACACCAAACTTTTCTTTGAACCAACTTCTCCAATGACTTGAATCGTATCTAAGTTCAATGAATTGGAACCTATCTCGCGTGCTTGCAGGTATAACTCCTGGACTGGCAACAGGATTAGATGCAGCTACTATGAATACATCCGGTAACTTACGACCTGATGCCATGATCCTATCTTGAATAAGAGTCAGACAAGCAGACCAAATCATTGGCGGTGCTTCCAAGATCTCATCGAAGAATAGAATGTCACCATCTTTTAGGGAAGCCATACGTGAATCATCGAAGACTTCCAGCTTCTTGCTTTCCTGATCCGGCATCCTAATGCCAGATATCTCGGAAGGTACTGTATTAGATAGAATAAACGTAACAACATTTACTCCTTTGTCTCTGGCAAACTCATAGAGTCCTTGAGTCTTGCCGATACCAGGTGCACCAATAAAGCATGGAACTAATTCTTGTCTGTTATCATACATGGTTTCCAAGATAGGTCGAACCATATTGGTGGATAACTTCATGCTACCTCCTTGCATACAAGCTCATGAATTCCTGAAAGTTCTCAGCACATTCATGGCAGAGATATAAATGTTCGACTACTATTCGTTCAGGTGGTAGATATCTTTTAACTGTTGACCTGCTTGAAAAACGATTAGCCTTTGGCTTTCGTTGTTGCATGATGACATCGAACATATCATCTGACTGCAGATCTTTACCGCAGCCATGGCACGGATGCTGTTGCTTGCGTCCAGTCATTGTCTGCCTCCATCTCTTCTATCTCTCTCTGTCTCTGTGCTAATGAATCATAATAGCCATCAGCAGCTATTGTTATATCGATACACAGCAGAGCAAGCGAGCATCCACTGCACTTGCCCTGCTGATTCTCATAGTTACCGAGGCATGACTTTTTTACTTTAGCCATACCTCCTCCTTGATACCGTTTTCTTGCCAACCTCTAAACATGTTGAAGGTTGACCAGAATTTACCCAGTGTTTGCTGGGCTTCCTTTTGTAGTCTGTACGCTTGTTTGTAATCTTCGTTATCGAATGCCTGAATCATTGCATTGATAATAGAAAGCGCCTGGTTCTTTTGAGAACGCAGGCGCCGGACATGAGATGGCGTGTGGGTGTATGCTCGACGAGACATAATTACCTGCCTCCTAAAATGTTCACACAATGGCGAACAATTCCTCTATCTTTGCTAATTACCCTCACGGCTATCTCGTCGCACCTTACGCTGTAATCAACAGGTTCAGGAAACTCGATAAGATAATCTGCAAGTGTCTCTTCGAAGTCGTTTCTGAGACACTTATGATCTGATTCAATGAAGTCCTCGGTTGAAACAGTCACATTAATGAATGCAGTTTCTTCTGTATTTAAATCAATGGCTACTATGAAACCATCGAAATCTCTTTCGAGTATTTCATATCCAACCATTTGCAAATACTTTACTGCTGCAGCCTTTGCCTTTTCCTTCAACATTATGATTCCTTTCTCCTTACCAATACTTTTTTATTAACCACACTGTTGCAATGATCAAGAAGATCAAAGCAACAATATAGTCTTCCGGATAACCAGGTATTGCCATGCTCATTTGCCTCCTTAATTGATTGCCGGAAAGCAAGGAGCAAGGAGGCTAAGCTCCCTGCTCCCGGCTTTGAGTGAACGATGTCTACGGCAGATAGACGACGCGACCATCTGCCGTAAGGAACATCGAATACAATGTTCCATTAACTACAGCTTCGCCTAAGTATGTCATGATGCTCCTCCTTCTATCGTGTCATATATAAATTGAGCATTCAGCTAACAGGATTCAGGGAGAGAAAAGGTAGAGACCTGAATCCTGATGGCTAAATGCTTTAGTGATTAAGATACTGGAACCTATGGCATAGTATGCCGTGGTTTGCCAAACCAGGAAGCCTTTTAACGTCATACTTAGGACGGCAGTTTAACTCCTTTGCTCGGTTTGCTTCTTTGCTCGTTGTTTTAAAAAGAAATAAAAGTAGAAATAAAACAATACGAGGAAGCTGGCCTGCCCTGTGTGTAGACAGGCTCAGCTCCCAAGGCTCAGATGATTACCTCTAACGTATGGATGAGCTACCCATACTCATATTCCTTCCTCCGGACTCCACTTAATTTTCATCTAGGTAGAATTAGAGGTATAGACCACACCTAGATTACTCGTTAAGCTGAAACACCGAACGGCGTGTTTCATTAAAGAGTCATCCTTCTCCCGCCTTGTTGTCTTGCGCTCGGGCTGGGTTTTACCCAGCAGGCTCCCCCAGCAGGCGCTTCGATCATTAAAATCCAGCATCACAAGGTTTGGCTGAGTTCCTTATCTTGCTATTTATTTATAGACGTTAGCTTGCAATAATACGTCTATGCTCGGCTATTCTATAAGCCTCCTATCTTCGATTACACAGCAATCAGAGCATGCTGCAGATATGCTCTGGTAGTTATGTAATTGGAATAGCGTTGTCTCGTTACGCAGTGACAAGCAGAGACTCGCAAAAGCTCGCTCGATCGCATCGGACAACAGGAAAAAGGTATAGATAACTAGACAAATGAGCCTAGCTACCTATTAGAGTTTACTTGCCATTGCAAGCATTAAGGATGACCTTGATAGTAGATCCCTGAGCTGCTGCAATCGTAGCGGCATTAGTTGCGGCATTAGCAGCATCCCAGTCATATTCTGCCCACTGCTTAGAGATAGCAGTAATAAACGGTTCAAGGTACTCCATGCGTGCTGCTTGTGCTTTAGCATCAATGACAGGCTTGAGTGCTTTGATTTCCGCTTTGCTGGGATCTTCAAGGATGAGTTTATCAATCCAACTCATGACAACCCTTTCTCTTCACTGATGTAAGGCACCAGGACCTAGATACAACTTGTGTTGTACCCAAATAATCCACAGTATATTGATTCAATTCTTCTCCATAAGGAATAATAGGTACCTAGGTATATAGGGGTATAGGATAAATGGAGATAATGTATTTATTTATTTCTTTTGTATCCATCCCGCCACATTTTTTCCGGGCATCTAAAGGGCCATTTTAGGCTCCTCAAAAAAGGTCGCCAGGAATAATTGCGGACAAGGATCCTGGACTTCCATTGTTCGCTAAAGAATAAAGGGATAAATAGAATAAGAGATAAGCAGCTAGTCACATCTGTTCTAACTGCAGTTTTACAATATTACAAAGGATTCAGGGTACAGGTATCCCTAGGTGCAAATTGCTTGCCTTTTGAATAAAAGGCTCCCTCACCTGTATCCTTGGGAATTAGTAAGCAAGATGCTTCAGGTATCCGCCCTTCCGTTTTGCAGCACAGGTCGAACCGCCTGCCTACTCACTGGGTAATCAGCGTAGCATAGGCTGCCTGGTATCAAGGAGGCGGTGTCAGTATCTTTCGAGCTATAGTCCTGCCTGCTTGCCAGAAACCCGGATATTCGACTCAAAGCTTTCGGCTCGGTACATTTTGCCGTCCGGGAACGGTCGCTATCGTTACCACTTGACAGTGTAGCTCTAATACTTCATACTTGTCAATGTCGGCGTTCCATTATACGGGACACACGTTACCTGCCGGCACCTTCGCTTACGATGAGTCAATTAGTAAAATAGTTGACTCATCTTTTTTGTTTATATGACTCAACTATACCTTTGTTGACTCATGTTTTTTCATTCTGCTAGAATTCCTTTTGATATTGTAATTTGTTAAAAGGAACTAGATCATGAGAACAAAGTTTCCTGGATATCCTGTTAGGATAACGAATCCTGATGACATTGTGTGGCCTGATGATGGCGGCGGCTCTGGTGGCGGTGACGAAGGCGGCGGTGGATCCGGTGGCAACAATGGGAATATCACAGATGATGTAGTGTTCATTGATTACGATGGCACCATTGTTAAAACGTACACCAAGGAAGAATTCTTAGCATTAGAGGCACTACCCCCCAACCCATCTCATGAACGGCTCACCGCTCAAGGCTGGAACTATTCTATCGAAGACGCCAAGAGCTATGTTACCAATTATGGTCGCTTGATCATAGGACAAGAATATACAACGACATCCGGGCGAACCGAGATCGATGTTGTACTTGATGAACAAACATTATCATTCGGGATTAAGTATTCCGGTAACGACGATCTGCAAGGTATTATTTATTGGGGTGACGGTACTTCTAGTAACCTTACCACGGCTTCTGGTGTCAAGGGTCATACATACGCTGCGCCTGGTGCTTATACTATTGAAATTAGTGTTAGTGGTACGTTGTCTATTGGTGGAAATGCTAGCCCTGGATCTACTTTATTTGTTCTTGAAAATGACAACAATCCAAACTCAAATAGACGAATAGGGTATTTGAATAAAATACAAGCGATACGGCTTGCTGCCAATGTGGATATTAGTGCTTATGCATTTTGTAACTGTTATTCACTAACATCTATTGTTTTATCTAAAGGCATTACTTCAATTGGTATGAGTGCATTTTCTGAATGCTATTCATTAATATCTGTCACCATTCCAAAAAGTGTTACTACGATTGATTCTTATGCATTTAGTTCTTGTCATTCATTGATGACTGTTGCTTTATCAAAAGGTATTACTTCGATTAAAAGCCAATTATTTTGGGGATGTAGCTCATTAACATCTATCACTATTCCAGAAAGCGTTACTTCGGGTGGTAGCCTTGTATTTCAAGATTGCTGCTCGCTAACATCTATTATCATTCCAGAAGGTATCGCCTTGATTGGTTCTAGTGATTTTAACGGTTGCTCCTCGCTAGCATCTATCATTCTTCCAGAAAGCATTACTACAATTAATGATTATGCATTTTATAATTGCTGCTCGCTAACATCTATCATCATTCCAAAAAAAGTTAGCTCGATTTATGCTTCTGCATTTTTTAATTGTTCCTCGCTTCAAAAAATAGTATTTAAGCGAACTAATCCACCATATGTATCCAATCCAAATGTATGGAGTAATGTCCTTGCCCCTTGTACCATTTACGTTCCTGCAGGTACCTTGAAAGCCTATAAGGCAGCAAGCAATTACCCCAACCCATCTACATTCACTTATGTCGAACTTCCCGAATAGAAAGGATCCATTATGTCAATTCTCGGTAAACTCAATCAATTAGCAGCTAAGGTTGCCGGTTCATCTGTTGCTGAAGCAGACAATGTAGAAAGCGCCCTGGGCAACATTGTAGAAAACTATTCCAGTGGTGGAGGTGGCGGTGGGATCAGTTTAAAAGACTTGCCGACAATACGATATAGCAATACGTATGAAGAAGTTTATGCGGTTTATGAGCAATACGGTTTTGCCATCTTCGAAAATCAGCTTACCAGATTAATTTACGAAGAATATGAAGACGATGGCGAAATGTTCTATACGGTTTCTGCCAGAATTAACAATCCCGTTTTTTCTAGTAGAGATGGTTATTATAACGAGCATAATTATCATTTCGCAGAATATTGTGAGGTTTCTTGGAGGCAGGGAACTTCAGGTTTCACTGAACAAAAGTTTAATGAAAAAACACCTTTAGATGGATCTTGCATAATTCATCTTGGTATTACTTATAATAAATCAAGCAATACAGCTATCGTGGATTCTCTTATAGGTGTTGAGACTGCTTCTCGAAATTCATCCGAACAACCTATATTAGTTTACTTAGATGTTAATAGAGGCGTTTCAATAAAAACTTTTGTTGCACCATTGTTTTTGGAGAAAAATAATAGTAATTATTATTTTGTGATTCCTTTTGTTGGAAAGAAATCTGATTCCACTATTACTGATTACTTAATTATTAATCATACTCGAAACAGTGATTATACGTACACTAATACAGCAGATTGCGCTACAAAAGAAGATGTAGCTTCTAGGTTTACAAGCTTTATTTAAAATTCAGGAAAGGATCCAACATGTTACCTCAATTCATTGATATCTTCCTTGCACCTGTACGAGATTGTTTCCCGGCACAGGTTGCCATTCTCTCCTTGTTCATCCTTATCCTGCTAGACTGGGTTTTCGGTGTTGGCAATGCTCTTGTTCAGCACCAGTTCTCGTCTGAGAAAATGAGGCAGGGCATCGGGCATAAATGTTCTGAGCTAGGTTTCGTGCTTGTCGGCATTATCACTGATGCTATGTTTTTCGCTGGTCTTGATCTGGGTTTCACTGGCCCGATTCTTACAGCAGTAACTTTGTATCTCTGCATCATGGAAATCGGTAGCCTGCTTGAAACTTTCTCCAAGATAAACCCGGAGCTTGCAGATTCTCCTGCATTCAAGCTCCTTGCAACTGCACATGTGATCGGAAAAGATGAGGTGTAATTATGGCAAGTTCTAGCGTACTTGAAGCAATTAGGAAGTTTGGTCAAGCTTTGACCGGCCAAGAAACCGGCGGTTCTAGCATCGTGGAAGCCATCGACAATATCACCGATGCTGGCCCTGGTGGCGGTGACTCCGGTGGCGACAGTGGTTTCGGTGGTGGCACGTTTGATAATCTCTTTAAGATGTATCAACTGGTATCAGTTGATAATGAGAATATGCTTTATGAAGTTCTTCCTGATGGAAGTATTGGCAATGAAGCTGTTAGTCCAAGTAGTTTGATATATGATATTTATAGCGTTAATAAAACCGTAATAATAAAAACTGCAGATAGAAAATTATTATTCCTATCTGGTGCAGAGTACAATTCTTCTACTGGTGGTAATTATTTTCATTTTGTAGGAATGGGATATGTAAGTATCAACGATTCAAATACTATGGCGTTTCCTCATTTGCAGATATATGCCAAAAATGGAGAATGGGGATCTGTTTCTACTGTGCGTTATTATTCATTAACAAACGAAACGCCAAAATAACCATGACTTTTATTACAGGTGAAAAAAAACATGACCCTAAACGGAATTGATATAGCATCCTGGCAAGCTGGAATTAATCTATCCAAGCTTTCTACCACGGATTTCATAATCGTCAAGGCAACCGAAGCAACGGATTACGTCAATCCGTATTTCGGTTCTTGGGCGAACAAAACTCTCGAACTTGATAAATTGCTCGGCTGTTACCATTTCGCACGACCGGGTGACGCTATCAAACAAGCCGATTACTTCCTGGCTAAGACTAAGAAGTATTGGGGCAAGGCGATCATGTTCCTCGATTGGGAAGAGAACGCCGTACCACTTGGCCCCGATTGGGCTTATACCTGGTGTGAACGAGTCTTCAAGAAGACTGGATCCAAGCCCATGATCTACATGAGCAAGTCTGTTTGCAACGATTACGATTGGCGCAAACTCAAGGAAGCTGGTTACGATCTCTGGGTTGCCCAGTATCCTGATTACAACGAAACTGGGTACAAAAGGATGTCCCAGATTTGGACTGATAACAACCCGTTCGGTGCATGGCGCAACGCTTGGTCTATCTTCCAGTACACGTCTTCCGGTGTGATCCCTGGTTACGTTGGTCACCTTGATCTCGATTTGTACCGTTATACTCAGGCTGTATGGCGCGAACGTGCAAAGGGTTCTTCCATCAAGCAGACAGTATCCAAGGTAACCACCACGGCGCTGAAGAGCGAGAAGGCCAAATGGGAGAAGATGGTCAATATGGCTATCAAGATCTGCAAAGACAACTCTCATGGTTACTCGCAGTATTGGCGCTGGGGGCCTGATTATGATTGCTCGTCGCTCATGTACTATTGCGCTGACTATGCTGGTTACAATGTTGATATGATCGATCCTCGTTGGACTGGTTCCATGATCGATGACTTTACTGCTGTTGGATTCAAGAAGATAAAGTTCAACCGTTCTATCTTGCGTGTCGGTGATATCCTTTTGAGTCACAATGATGACAGGCAGCATACTGAGCTTTACATTGGTAACGGTCAGACAGCCGGAGCGCATATTGCATCCAATGGTGACATTGACGACGGCATGCGTGGTGACCAGAGCGGCAATGAGATCAGCGTGCAAGATCTCTGGTGGACTCCTGATTGGATCCTTCGTCCGCCTGATTCCGGTGGCCCTGCTGAAACCAAAGCGCCCTCCGCTCCTAGTGGTTCCGTTAAATACATTGTGCGAGCACAGCCTTCGCTTAACGTTCGCACCAAGCGATCGGTGTATAGTGGCAAGATCGTCGGCTCCTTGAAGCCTGGTACCATGGTTTACCTCAAGGGTGTGAGGAAGAATACGAAGGGCAATACATGGGGCATGATAGCCACCGGTAAGTACAAGGGTCGCTATATTGCCGTCGAGTTCTCAGGTGAAACCCTTGCAGTAAAGGCTGGCACGAGTTCCATTCTTCAAGTAGCTACTGAAGTGATAGCAGGCGCCTGGGGCAATGGTGAAGATCGCCGCATTGCTCTTGAGGAAAGCGGCTACGATTATGAAGCAATTCAAAAAAAGGTAAACGAATTGCAAAAGTGGTATTATACTGTTTCTGTCTGATGTGTCGTCAGGCACCTCCTTACCATGGCGGGTAGCTTTTGTCAGGTTGGGCTACCCGCTATTATTGTAGTTAGGGGAAAACACATGGCCGATATGAGCAATATCGTTAATTTCAAAAACTCTGATGGCTTGCCACCTGATGTAGTGCTTAAGCTCAATCATAATTTCTGGCATGTAGTATCTAAGATAACTGACCCTGAAATCATCGCCGTGTCTGGTACAACTCTTCCAGAACCAAGGACAACTGAAACTTTGTTCTACAATACCGACACTGGCGATCTGTATGTGTGGGGCGAGAACGAAGTGCTAGGTGGTCAGGTTGAAAGCGGGTGGCAAAAGGTTGATATGAACCTGATTCATTCTGAAGATTCCGCTCCTGCAAGTGATGAGCACACTCACGGAGAAGTCATTTGGTATGACACTGACGCTAAGGAATTCTATATATTGACAGGTTCAACGGCATTATCGCTACCCGTTCGTTGGATATCGCTTGAAGCTTTTATACGTGCTGTTGCTATTGATGTATTTAGTTCCATGAGCTAATTATTGAAAGGAATCTAAATGGCTTACAATCCAAGCTTCTGCTTAAGGTAAAATAGCTCATTACAGCTAGGTACCTTTTCGCACCGGGTTAGCCTAGACTGTATGAGAGGGCTGGTTCCTTTCGGGACTAGCCCTTTTTTGTTATACTTTCCGATAATATATTCCAACCATTAGGAGAATCATCATGGGTGCATGGGATCAATTTGTCCAGCAAGGAGCAGCTAGTAACCAAGGTGGCGGCGGTAATGGCGGAAGCCAAGGTGGCGGTGGTTACACTGGTGGTGGAAATCAAGGTAGTTTTGATTGGCAGCAGTTTTTAAACTATCGTCAAATGATTTCAGATAGAAATCAGGCTTATGGAATTCAGAATAATGGATTTGCAAATTATCAAGCTGAGCCAGGATCTTGGCAAAGCTACCTTGGTGCATATAACGATCAGAACCAGCAGCAAGAAGAAAATCATCCGTTTTCTATGAGTGGTGGTACTGAAAGCCTCTTTAATAATAATTATAGAAAGGCAAACGCCGCAGATACATTAGCAATCAAATCTCTTGAAGGTGGAGAGTTTTTTAGTAATCTACCAGGAGAAATAGCTGGAATGATCGGTGGCGAGCAGGCTAAAAAGGATTGGAGTTTTAATCCTGAAAACTTCAATCTCTCTAATGGTTTTGGTACTGATGATTTAGCTGAGGTTGGTAAATTTGCACTTAGTTTACCTGGAATGATTCCTGGTGGTTTATTAGAAGGAGCTGGTAAAGCTTATGAAGCTGTTACTGGTGCTCCCGTACAAGAGAATAGAAAAACAAAAGAAGGCGGCTATGAGATAGCTGATTACACATTAGATGAATCTCAAAGGGTGGCCGCTGGTCTTGATGCAGCTATTGATATTGGAGGTACATTCCTTGGTGGTTCTGGTAGGGTAGTTGGAGCAATCGGCAAAGGACTTGCTAAAAAAGCTGGAACAAATATGCTCAAGGGTATCGAGGCCGCTGCACAAGGTACCGCAAAAAGTGAAGCTGCTGCAGCTAGATATCTAAGCAAGTCTGATAGATTAGCTAAACGAGCGGAAATGCTTGGCAATGCTTCTAACAGAATGGGCGAAGGGTTATTTGATAAATCGGGCTTTGGTAAACCAGCTCAGCTCGCATTTGATATTGGAGAAGAGTCTGGCGAAGAATTTGTACAAAGTTACGCTGATGACATTCGAAATAAAAATCTTAACGAAGGCTCTCTTGATCGAGCTATGACCGGTGCTGCTTGGGGCGCATTTGGTGGCGGCTTAATGCATGGTATGGGAAGTGTTCTCGGTAAAGTTGTTAACCCTCAATCCGAAAGCGATCAAGCTGGTGTTGATCCAGGTACAGCGATTCAGGGTTCTCAGAATACTGCCTTTGAAAGAAACAAAGATCGCAATATCAGTATTCAGGGTGGTCAAATAACTCATGCAGCAGCATCGCGTTATGATGAAAAGATTAGGGAACCACATGAGTCCCCTGCATCAACTTCTCAGTTTGGTACAACATTCAATGATGATCTTGGTGTTCATGAATCTATAATAACTGATGGTATGTTGCATGATATGCTGCAAGCTGACGACAACGGTGAGACAAGAAGCAATCTTGCTAACAAGTTCCATACTACAGCAGAAAATCTTGTAGCAATAGATTCAATTGAAAATGAAGCTACTCGTATATCAGCTTGGCGTAATTTGCTTGACAACGCTAAGAAGGTTGATGGCAGGGTTAAGTTTGTTGCAGGTAGAAATCCTGATACCAATATCATTGGTACGGCTGATGTCGATATCGCTGATATTGTTCCTGGTCATGGTGTTCAGTTGCATTCGCTTCTTTATAAATTACTCGGCGGTGACATTGATGGTGATAAATATCAATGTTATTTCTCTCCTGAAGTAAGGTCGTCTGGCTATGTAACTCAGAATCTTATGAACACAATTATTAATCAGAGTAATTTAGATTCTGATTACGTATCTTTTTACAATGATCCTCAAACAGGTCGTGTGTTTGCTAATTATTTAAAGACAATTAATAATGAACTTAAAAATAAATTTACAACGGAAGAGCGTAGGCACCATATAGGTAATTACTTTAAAGCAGTAAAAGCTGGCGATTTGAATGCGGTAACAAGAGAGCTTGATTCTTTACGATCTGAGATTAATAAGCGTAAGGCAGATGATGCTCCTACTTGGTTTGCTGATCATGCTGTATCTGGAATGATGAAAGAATTGCATAAAGAAGCAACCAAGGTTCAGAGGTCTTTTAGTGCAACTGTTAAAAAGCTAACACTTGAAGAAGCTCATGAACGAAGCGAGATAGCGAAACTCGTAGAACAAGATGAAAGGTTTTTACGCTCCGGAGACAATCGAGGCAAAGTAGATTTTGCTGACATTGCCGCATATATTGGTGCAAAAATTTATATCAATACCGGCATCTCGATCGGTAATCCTATAATGCGTCAATCCGCAACTTATCGTTATGAAAGCAAAAAAGATGAGGATGTTTGGTTTGGTGAAGAGTTAAGTTCAAAGGATGTTAGGAGTAGGTTTGATAACCTCATTGCATTTGCTTTTGGCGTATCTAGCATTGGTGAGGATGTAAAGAATTCCATTGAAGGTGTGTGGCGCATATCTGTCATGGAATCCACTTTAACTAGATTCCATAGACAAACAGGCGGAGAAAAAGTTGATATTAAATCTGGGTGGGATGATTTCCTTAAAATATTTGTTGAAGAGCATAATAAGAAAGTAAAGGATTTTAATAATTCATTGGAGCGAGATACCGATGACGCGCATAAACCTTTGCTTGTTGGTTCTCGTAAAAATACAATAGATATAAATGATAGAACTGCTGTTGCTGCTCAGTTCCATGAAGTATTTGGTAATTACATTATTGATGAGCTACTTGATATCAGCACATCAAATCCTTTGCGCGGAAGGACTTTTAATCAAATTATTTCTGAGTATGCAACTCTTCCAACAAGTTCGTCCAACAATCCTCTTACTCAATACAAAGAGTTCTCAAAGTTTTTCGTTGATTTATGCAAAGACGAAGGTAGGAAACTAAGGCAGCTTGGTACACGATATGAGGCAACTTTTGCTGAAATAGCTCAAAAAGTACGTGAGTTTGCATTGGATAGCCCTGAGTCTTATGTAACGGTTAAGACAAATGAAAATGGGGAAACGGTCGTAGAAGTAAACAGCAATAATGATGAAGCTTTATTTTTCGTTATTGATGCTGCTAACTATGTATTCGGTCAAGATGTATCTATTAAATTAGGACTTGGTACAACTCATGGATTCTTAACAACCGAATATGGTCGCATGTTTATGAGCGGTGATGAAAAACAAATCGCTAATGCTGTTGTGTCTGGAAAACTTTCGGTAGCTTTTGAAAATGCCATAGATATAGCGACAGCAAAAATGGACAATTGGGAAAACGATTTAATGGTTGAGCTTGGTCGCCTTGCTGAGAATGGTGGCTTGTTTGAGAATTTGATATATGCTGCATGTGATGAACTTGGTGTAGATAGAGGTCTTGGATATCTGAAATTCTTTACTGACCTTGATGTTTCAATATCTGAAAAGAATGATTTATGGGCAAAGCTTATCGTTGATAACGAAGGCGCTGGCCCGTTTATTTCAGAGGTATTTGCTTCGGGCAATACAGATCTTGGAACATCTGCCTTTGTTAAAGATTTAAAAAATGCCAAGAGATCAATTACAGAGGCAAGTAAACGCAGTGTTGCCGCTAACGTGCAAACATTGAACAATATAGAAAAAGGTCTTAGCAATATAGATCCCCAAGTAAAGTTAAGTGCTATTAAGCATTTTGCTCAGTCTGCCTATACAACTATGTCCAAACACGCAATTGCTTCGTTTGTGCATAGTCAGCGTAGACTCGTAAAGGGCATGGTTGACAAGGGTGTTGCACCAACTTCAAGCAATATCGTTTATCAAATGATAGAGCATGTTAAGAATGGTGACTTATTCTCCTATCTTGAATCTTTTGATCTTGAGTGCGGAACTATGGAAGTGGGTAAATTCCAGGTTAATCGAGTTCAATTGCTTAATGCATTATTTGATCCTGAATTTGAAATTCGCGCCTACGATAAAACACAAGATGGGTATGTTTGGATTTCTCAGCGTGCGATTTTTGAAGATGTATTAGGAGAAAATTATACTCAAGATCCCAATACAGACTGGGATTGTTGGGTAGCATTAATGCGGAAATACCCAGCTTTTGTATCTTTGTTGGCTCCCACCCATGTAGGTACGCTTACAGTCGATGGCAACCCATCTGTTAATGAAGGTATGTCAAAATCCCTTGATGTTGCTATAACTGATTATTCTAGTGAATCCGGTGATGTCACTAAGCAATATCATATGCAGCAATTACGCAATGAGGCTGCGCAACTTTTATTCCAAGATTCTAATTGGTGGGGTGTTCTTATTTCGTCTGTAGATGGCTTAGACGAATCTCAGGATCTTGCGACCACCTCAAAGCTTGTGGAAGATGAGATTGAGAAGCATATAACGTGGGTCTTAAACTATGCATCAATGAATCCAAATGGAGCCGGTTATTTCGAGAAGTGTTTCTCCTGGGGATATCGTGGGTTCCGCGAAGCTCTTGGAACACTTAATGATGTTATCAATGAAAATCAATTAAATGACTTTCTACGTAGGCAAGTTGGATCTGTGTATAGCCAAGCTGAAAGTGACTTGTTACAAGGCTTGCTTGCTTTCCAATATCAGACAAAGATAAACAACCTTCTTGAAGCTGCTCAAATTGATCTTGAGATAGATCTCGATAATACCGATGATGAATGGTATGTCTCACGTGAGGATATTCAAGATTACCTTGATGAAAAGGGCGATGACGTTAAACGCGCTATTGCTTGTATTCTTAACATGCTTGATCCAAAGGATCTTAAATTTGAGTCGTTCCTCAAGACGTTTAATGGAATGGCTGCTATTAACGAACAGCTTGAAGAATACGCTAATCAAGATCCACAAAATAGAGCCAAAGTTGATGCAGTAAAAACCCAGATAGAAACTTTCACACAAGGCGGCGCTAGAGATCTTCTTGATTTCCTTGGACTTACTGACTTTGAGGAAACTATTACTTCAGAAAATGCTGAAGGCGGAGAAATTTCAGCTAGGTTATTTGATGAAATTATTCCTTCATCTGCGCCAGACGATTGGACTGTTGACCAGTACAAAGAAGCAATTGATAAGATATGCAAAGATTGCAACATCATTGACGACATTGAGAAAATTAAAAAACAAGTTGATAAGGCTTTTAAGAAAGATGATCGAGCGGCAAAGGTTGATATTAAAAATTACTTCAACCAAGCCATCTTGACTTATTCGTTAAACAATCTAGTTTCGAGTGGTTCAACTTATAATCCACTTGCAGCCAAGCAAACTGTTGAAGCACATAGAACAATGCTTCGAGCTGGTGATAGGATTCGCAAACAAATGGGCGATAGGCTTGAACAGTTTAGTGGGCCTTTACCTGAATTAAAATTCCATTATCAGAATCCGGTTACTTCTTATATGTCCGCAGCGGCAGTAATGAATGCTGCCTCTGGATCCATTACAACAGGTATCGGCCTTGATGGCTCTATGATGAAAATGTTGGCCGGTCTTGGATTGCTCGATCAATACACTTGTGGCGTCGAAGGCGAATTAGTTGAACCTGGTGCGGTTACATTAGAGGAATATCGTGGATATAGATATGAAGTAAACAAACCTAAATTAGATAAAAACGGAAAACCCATACCCGGTGAATCTGATGTTAAGTACCATATAATCAGGACGCAACGTGATGTTGATATTCTTAATGCAAGCACGCAGCCATTTATCTTACGTCATCCTGATGATTGCTTATGTGGTGCTTGTAAATCATGCATGCCTGAAACTTATTCAAGAAGCCAGGTCAACATTGGGTGGATGTCTAAGGCTCTTTCTCAGCTTGTCAATTACATGCAAGAACCTTTGCATCTTAAGCAAAAGAAAGCATTGGGGATTGTAGAAGCCTTTGTTGATCCGCTTAAATTAAACAAGGATCTAATTGGTTCCTATAATATATCTGCATTCAATGGTGATGATTACACCGTTGTTATGCAGGCGTTCCAAAGAAAGCGTGCGGAGTTAACCGATGCGTGGGGTGCTAAGTTCAAGGATGCCGGTGATGCCCTTGGCTTCAACGATGTTCATGCAACCGCCTTTGCAAATCTTATGACACAGCTTTTGGAAATAGATGTTGTAGGTAAAGATATAAATGGCGAAGACGTTACTAGAAGAATAACGATTAGCGCTTCAGAATTATCTAATGCAACAAGGTTCCAGAATGCTATTGCTGATAGATGTGGTGACTTATCGAATATCACACTTAATCAATCGGGTAAGATTCGTCCAATTATTATGAGCTTGCAAGAGATCTCAACCAAGATAGTTAGAGACGTTTGCAATAAATACTATATGGCTGAGTCTAATGGTGAAAAAATTAATTCTTCAATGGTTCGTAATTGGGCCGGAGAATCAATTCAATCACTTGGAAAATATAATTCCAACCCATTAAAGATCAGTACCTTCTTAAAGGGTGTTGCATCTCAGGGATACCGAGTTGATATGCCCATGTCTCAGGATTCAAACCCGACTCCATATATGCTATTCCAAGATGAGCAGATAGAAAACTTACGTCACTTCATTACTCCCAAGACGATTGAAGAAGATAAACCCATCAGCGAAAGGGACTGGAATAAAATAATTGGCATCAATCGTTCACATAATGAGTTATCTGGGTCTAAAAATATTGTAGCTAGAGTGCACGTAGAGAGCGGTAAAAGAGATCCGTTCGTCGCATATATGAGCCAGCTTCCGGATATAAGCAAAACAAACGAGAACATTCATACCGATAATACTGGTAGTTATGAGGTAGTGGAAATGTTCTACGGCGAATCGTCAACGGAGGCTGGAAAAGCTTATAGAGCAGCAGCTAAAAACGGTAGAAGCATTTTAATTAGAACGGATATAGTAAATAAAGTAAGCGCTATTCCTGCTATAGAAAAAACCGGTCAAGTTGATTTCCAAATGAACGGAATTGATTACACATTAATTCATCCTCAATATATGAATTGGTTAAAAGCTAGAAGTAAGCGTAGTTTCCAGATGCCAATTACCGAAATGGATCCCGATGAGTATTCTATTGCTATAGGTACAAAGAAGCGATTGGGCCTTGCTGATGCTGGACATTACACAAAGGCTGGTTATGAAGCCAAGAAGGCTTTCAGAGGTGCTACTGAGATAAATGTATCCAGTTTATTAACGGGAACTCAAGCTGTTAGATTAGTTACTGATGTTAATGAAATAGCGAATATAGATATTGAAGATATCAATTTTGAATATTACAAACGTTTAAAAAATAAATCGGAAGATACTTATCAAAGAGCCGTTGGCAATTACATTAAGATGATGAAAGATCGTGTCAAAAACGGTCTTACTGAAATGCCGGCATCTTTAAACAACGTACAGCAAGATTCCTGTGTTGGACTTGTAAAACAAATTGTAGGTGGCAAAGAAGTTTACGCTCCATTATTTTATGAAGGAAGTGTTGCTAGCAATGCCGATGCTGTAGTTGTACGTCAAACGCCTGAAGGTACGGTGCGTGTTGAATATTCTGCACGTAAAGTTAATTATTCCGGAAATGAATCTATGAAATTGGATCTTTATGGCCTTGCTTACAAGAGTCAGGGGCATGAAGCTTCTCCGGAAATAATGGAAAAATGGGCAGCTCTCGATGATTTTGGATTCAATACTGCATTAGAAGCGGATCATATGTTTGACGATAACGCTCTTGGTTCTCGTGTATTTGAATTGGGAGATACGATTCTGCAAAGGAATGTATTCTTCTTTACCAAGAAAGCTGGCATTAATCTCTTTTTCGAGAGGCGTGATGGAAAGTGGCAGCGTCGTAGTGATCTGTCTAACATGATGACTGATCCGATCCTTATCGATCTCGCTAATGGCGATATAGGAACTTGGTCTAATGTTGCAAATGGTTCTTTGCGTATATGGACGGATGATAAAGCAAATGAACTTATAGCCCGAGCTGCATCTGAATCTTTAATCAATGGATGCCCTCCAAGCATACTTTTTAATTCCGCACGCGTAGCAGCAGATAATAATGGTAATTGGAATTACGAAGGACTTGAGAGAAGATTTGTTGATCCAAGAATCATATTTAAATATTGGAACACAAACGATTTTATGTATCTATTTAACCATTTAGATAATAGGCTTTGTCCGCCTAGTATCTATGATGACGATAGTAATTGTGTGTTTGACCACAAAGGACGCATGCTTGATAGAAATACTAGATCCGGTAAACCTGAACGTGTGACAACTATTATTGGCCCGCACTATTACACAGGTGAAGGTACGGCTATAGCTGACGCTTCTCGTACAGCCTCCTGGTCGCATCAGCATATTCTTAAAAGAATGCTTGACATGGGTATATATCCAAGAGAGCTATCGGACACCATTGCCGCATTGGGTGTCACTACGAATAGATACGATAAACTTGAAAAGGCAAAGGCAACAGAAGAGCGCGTTAAAGACTGGCGAGATAAGTATGGCGATACAAAGGTAACATTGAATGAAAATATGTTATCTCGTGTATCTATGGCAATAAATGACCCTGTTGTTTTAAGCGCTACTCAGCGTTATCGTGAATCGCTTGTGTCGATAGTTAACGAAGACATGGATCCATTGAGCATTATCCAGGCTAAAAACAACCGTAAATCAGTATTCGACAACGATGATATGCGTAGAGGCATTGATTCATTAATTGAAGAATTCAATAAGATGCTGGGGGCTACTGGCTCGGATGCTTTTACCCTTGGTGAAATTGTTTCACTTGTACGTAAATGCATTGGTTACACGAACAATAATGGCCTTGGTATTAATTCAATTACTTATTCTCAGTTTGAAGCAGCCGTTAAAACAATGATAGAGAACGGTAAAACCTACGGTCACATTATTGTCGGTGGACAGTATCGTGGTTCTACTAATACGGATAAACGAGTTAGTATTCCGCTTCTTAGCCCCGGTATGAACACTAGGCTTTTATCTACCAATCTTTATAGTAGTTATGATGGCGATGTTAAAAAGCTCATGGAAGAGCAATTTGCAATGCTACAAGATGATTCTTATGCATTTGCAAAAACAATCACAGACCCATCTAAGCGTAATGCAATGTTCAAAATGATTGATGCTGCATGCTATTCCAATGGTATCGATACTATAAGCGGACACGTTGGTGACAATGTTTACATGTATGACATCATGGAATCGATGAAAACCTTTGGCGAGATTATGGAAGGCTTTGACCCAGAGCTGCTTTCTATGTATGACGAGTCTTGTCGTCTTAATGAGCAGTATATTGAAAAGCTCGAAAACGCTGTTCTCGCAAGGCATTCTCACAACATGATACTTCCGAACGGCGATACCAAGATTGTTTTCAACGGCGATGATAGAACTATCGTTACCAAGATATTGAGGGAGCTTACTGCAGCAAGGCGAGCACTTGGTATGAGTTATGCAATGATTCTCCCCGGTAGCTTACTTGACAGATTTGTTGGTTCGAAATCTTTATCTTGGGCTATGAAGCTTGGTCGCATGGGTATAGGGCCTTATCGGGTGAGCCAAGAATTAGACATGAACGTTCGCAAGGGAGCCGTTGAATCTGGTGATCTGATTAAGTTTTGGAGTGCATTGCGCGAAGCTCAGCTTGCTGGCGTTGATCGTGAACTTATATTCCATATAAGGTCTGGTAAGGATCTTGATACAGCAATCTCCGAAACATTCAAAGAACGTGGAAGAATTGAACAAGTGCAACAGAAGTTCATGAATATTATGTCGGGTAAGGATGCCATGATTAAAAATCAAATCCTGGCTTTCTTAGATAGGTTCTGGCAGAGGAGCGAAACAGAAGCTCCCTGGTGGCATCAAACATTACCTGGTCAAGATATGACAATATTCGAACAAAGATTGGCAAGTGATCCAGCTGGCTTGATGATGGACATCTTCAATGGTAATGGCGCTGGTAAAGCTGCTGATGTGTTGCTGGCTCGTCAGTGTATGGAATTTGCTAAGGCAGGAGACATGGCGCAGAAGAATCTTGCTTCAGCGATTATGTCTGAAATAGCCGGACGATCCGCATTAGCTGACTTCGCTATGACAACATTGGTTACTCCATATTTCCAATATGCAACCAACCGTATGGGTAGAGTTCTTCAATGGATAGCCCCTATTTCATCGTTGCATTATGTCCTCACTGACTTCTTCTCCAAGGGTATTGGATCCACTTTTAAGTTCGGTGAAGGAACCTTTGGTGATCTTGGTCTTGATGATGTACAAGTTAAGGCAAGCTTAAAAGAAGCAATGTGGTGCGATATGTGTCACCTCGGGCCTGGTCTTGTAGCAATGCTTATTGTTGGCATGATGGGTGAAATGAGCGGGTTACTGCAGCCTCCGGAAGATGACAAAAAGAGGGGTGACTTTAGAGAGTGGACATTCATGGGAATGAGGATAGAAGCTAATTGGTGGATTGAAGATTCACTTGGATTAGCTTTACCTTTAGCTTGCTTCTTTGCTTCTTGTTCTGAAGGCTATCCTCGTATTGACCTTATATGGAATGGTCTTTCTCATTACCTTTCCAACAACCCTGTCGCAAAAGTAACGGATGCTGTGTCTGTATTATTTGATCCAATGGCGGAACTTTATCGAGAATACGATAAGAATCTTGAAGGCTACGCCAAAGCAATGGGTGGCCCTCCTGATCCTTGGACTATTCTCAAGGGTAAAGTTACAAGCTTTGGGCTTTCCTACGTCTCGCAATTCTTAACACCGGGTTTCCTGCGTGAGATATACAACGCTTCGCAAGGTAACGAGGTTTCGTATAAACGTATATATGAAACCGATGCTACCGGCAAATTAAGCATGGATGCTCGTGAGAACAACAAAACTCAGTACACAAGTTATGAAGATGCAGTTATCAGGAAATACACCAAAAACAATCCTGTAATGGGATTCCTTGCTGACATAGTCAAGAATCCTGAAACCGGATACATGCATCATGAAATGCCCGATCTCATTATCTATGATCCTGCTCAGATGAATTCGATTGAGGCATTCAGTCTTTACGAAGATCCATATACGAAGAAAGTGCAGAGACCCTACCAAGAACAGCTTGCTATTGGGTATATGGTCATTGCTGCCCTTCAGTCTAATGATGTTGAAGATCTTAGACATGAAGGCTTCATGATCGATTACGATACTAAGAAGCTCGTATCTCAAATGATTTGGGATATGATTGCTACCGAGAATGACCAGTGGGCTGAGCTTGAGCAATCCGGAGCTTTAAATTACTACAACCTTTCACCCAATGATCCTTATGGTGAGGGTGCTCGTATAGCTTCTGAAATGAAGCAAGCACATTACAATTACACGAGTTATCTCAAATCGTTGTACACCGAGAAGCTTTGGTCAGATGCTCTTAAATCTCCCGATATGTACAACCAGCGCCATACAACGTATAGACAAGATGTCAATGGTGATGTATATGCAACTGGCTATTATCCAAATTGGTGGACTCCTGTTACCCTTGGCCCAGGTGAAACGGCTGGTGATTACCAATATGTCATGAGTCCTCAAAATGACTGGGCAACAGAAAGTACGGTAACAGGTGAATCTACTGGTATCAGAGGATTAATTCCAGTAGATAAAGCACGCATCGAAATGCCTGATAAACCAACGCTGCAATCATGGTCAGAGGACGGTTCCGAAACCGGACATTCTGAGCTGTACAATAAGGTTGCCGCTAATGGATTACTTGGTAATGATGCAACTAACAATTCTCCAAATAGCAACAATACTAAATCAGGTTATCCGACTGGTTCAACCGGTGGCTATCGTCGTAGCGGCGGTGGTGGTGGTGGCTATCGTCGCGGTGGCGGCGGTGGTGGCTATCGTCGTGGCGGCGGTGGTGGCGGTGGTTATGTGCCAAACGTTTATGCGCCTAGCGTCGAGGCTCCAACAAGCAGCTCGCTTCCGAGGCAAACCTTGTCTAAGACAAATGTATCCAGGATAATGGACAACGATCGTTTGGTAGATCCGAACGTACAATATCTGCGTCCTGATTTCGAAACTAAGGGCAGCAGGGAAGCTTACAAGAGGAGCGATATCTAATGACTAAAGACGATATAAAAAAATTGCCTCCGGTTAAACGCGAAGATATTGAGAGGGTTAGCGGCAAGAAGGCCGCTGCCCTCGATAAGAAATGGAAAGACGGATTATCTGTTCATCAGAACCGTACTACCGGATTTGAGTTCTTCGCAAAGATAGCCAAGAATATGAGCCTTTTCGAAAAGGTTCGCAAGGATGAGTGGTCTGAGGGATCCACGCAAACCATTATGCGCAAGATTCGTAGCCAGACTTTGCAGCGTGTTCCCGACGGAGAAATAGTAACTCCGTTTGAAAAGAATACGATTGAGCAGGCTATCATAGATTTCTTATTCAAGCATAAAATTTTGACTTCGGAATACGACGGAAAGGACATGCTCAAGAATCTATGGAAAGCATTCAATGCTTCCTATACCTACGGATTCGCATGTATTCGCACTGGCTTTGAAAAAGATCTCGATGGTGATCCACGTGTATCTTGGAGCCTTATTCCTTACGGTGATGTTATTCCCTCTCCTGATTGCAAGGACATACAAGAAGCCGATTGGTACATTATTCGTGAATATATACCGCTATCTAGTCTTAAGACATTGATTGACTGGGATACCGGAACAATAAGCGATAGTACCTATGATGCCGATGTTGCTCGGTATATCGTGGAGAATGAATTGAAAGATGGTGCTGGCCCTGAATCCATGTCGCTAGCCGACAAGAAAAAGGGTGTATCGTTTACTCACAGTGTCGAGGTTCGGACATTCTATTGTCGTGGAGCCGACGAGTTTATAACGTATGTCCCATCACTCAACGCCATCTTACGCAAGGTTCCAAACTATGATCCTCGTAAAGATGTTCCAATACACTTCCTCATTCTTGAGCCTGATCCAGAGTTTCCTTATGGCTGCTCGTCTGTCATGTGGACTATGGCTCAGCAACAGTTTGCTGATGCTTTCCAGTCGGTAGCATATCAGACCTTACTGCTGTCCTTGCATCCGCCTCTGCAGGTATTTGGCAACTTGGCTAATCCTAAGATGAAGATGAAGCCTCGTGCTATTTGGATGATGGGTACTAATCCAAACAATAGGATCGAAAAGTTCCCGGTTGAAACTACCACGCTTACCGGATACAACAGCATCCTTGAGGGTATCAGTGCAAGGATGATGAGTAGTCTTAACATCACTGATGCCACAGTTGCATCTGATGCAAACATACCTCATTACTCTGCAACTCCTCAAGGCGTTGAGCAACAGCGTTTAGATAAAACTATCACCATTAATCAATATCAAAAACGTATTGAGGTATTCTTCTCAGAGTGGGCTAACCATGCGATAAGAAGCTATATAAATTCATTTGGTTCCAGTACCAAGGAAATGGTTGTTGATGCTCCAACGAGGAAGCGCGTTGAGTCAATCGAGGAAGCAAAGCAACGTGAAATAGATCTCGCTATGCAGCAAGCCTTCGGCTCTGATATAGCTGACGAAACTTTATCCGAAACTCCGCAGGAGTCGATAATAGTTGGCAACAAGATAAGCATAGATTTCTCCATGTTCGAAGACTCGCTGTTTAATTTTGAGGTTCGATCTGGTTCCCTTATCGAAAGCGAGCAGGAAAAAGAAAAGCAGAACATTCAGGAAATGCTGGTTTCCGTATCTCAGATGATGGGTAATGTTTCTGATGCTAACAAGCAGGCATTTGAGTCCGTTGTTATGCAACTTGTTCTTCGTCAATGCGAGCTTGCTAACATTGATATATCTGCCGGTATTGCATCTACGATGAACGAACAGCTTGTAATGTCTGCTCTCGAATCGACCATGGGTGCTGTAACCGAACAGCAGAACCAGATAAACCAGATGCAGCAGATGATGGGTATGCAGCAACCTGGTATGGTTCCTCCTGAAGCTGGTGGTATGCCCATGGAGCAGGCTCCTATGGCTCCAACTGAAGCTATGCCTCCGGTAGAAAACCTACCACAAATGCCGTCTGAAGGTGCTTTACCTCCGGTTGAAGAAGGTGGAATGCCACCCGACATGATGCCTACTATGGGTGAAGAAACGCCTGCAGAAGAGGAAATGTTATAGATTTGACAAAGGGTAATACCATGTTATACTTTGCACAATAACTCGGTGCAAAGGTTATAGAGCTTAAAAAGAAGGAGACTACCATGGCTCAAGTAATTCAGCCCGAGGAATGGGTGCAGGGTCTTGATGATAACCGCCTGCTCCCTGGCCGCTATACTACCGGCCTCTTTGTTGGAAACATCATGGGTTCCAACAAGTCCATTGCAAACAATCCTGCAGCATGTCGTGTTTGGGATATTCAGATCCCCGACTACATCACCGACTATGATGATAATCGTCTGAATGGTCATGCAAATATGCCTGGTGCTACCAACTTCAACCTTGATGGCAAGGATGGTTGGGGTGCTTCTGCTTACGGTGTGTTCCAGGATGTCAAGTTTGATTCCCGTGTTTACACCATGGGTCGCCATCGTTCTGTTGCATTCCGTATCTTTGATGAGATGCAGCATTCCGGCGCTATTGGCGAGTGGGGTACTAGCTCCACGAGCAATATTGTATCTGCGGGTCAGGCTCTCATGCAAACCGCGGCTACCCTTGCAAAGGCTCGTGACCTTTGGGAGCAGGAAATCCTTGGCCCCGATATCGACAAGTACAATCTGTTTGCTGTCTGCAACGGTCATATCTCTGGTCGCTGGGTTCAGACGAATCCCGATCAGGTATTCTCCGATGATGGTCAGTGGGTTGCTCAGCCCGGCCCGGTTCAGGGTCAGGCCATTCCGCCTCGCTTTGCACCGATTCATTGCATCGAATGGGACGATGAGAATATCCCGCTGCTCCTGCAGAATATCAAGGTTACTTGGAATAACTTGTTCATTCCACAGGATAACCGCATTATCCTGATCGATCCGTTCTACGAGTATCCGCTGCTCATGGCTCTTACCGGTAAGGGTGTTCCTGTTACCGAGGCTGCGTATGCTGATGTTCAGAACGGTTCGTTTACGCGCCTTATGGGTTGGGAGTTCAACTTTGAGATCCCGTCCTCCTATTGGCCGCATCTATATATCGATGCTAACTTGAACGTTGTTCACTCCGCTAATGGTCAGGCTACCTATGATGAGTACATGCGCTCCATCTCTCATGCCAGCGAAGGCGATAAGCAGCTTATGCTTGAGCTTGTTGACTCTGATCGCATGAACCGTCCGAACTACATCAAGACGGTATGGGATGATCAGAACAAGGTATTCAAGAAGGTTGTTACCAACTATCCGCTTGGCATGCCTGCTGAAACGGATTACATGGGTGTACCGATTACTGTAGCTGATGGTACCCAGGCTGTAAATACGGCCTATAGTTCCCCCGCTACTTATCCTTGGACTGCGCCCGGTTCCGGTTATGGCCTCGGAACTACCGGTGCAACCGGCCCCGATCTTACCGATATGTCTGGTTTCCCGGAAGGCGAGAATGGCAAACCTTATCGTGCACAGGTTATCGGTCTTGCTCTGTACAAGAAGGCTGCTCAGCTTTCGCAGGAGTATAGCGAAATGGTAACCGGCGAGGGCGGTACCCGTGGTAAGTTTACCGAGTGCTGCATGGATGTTAAGTACGATGCTTGGGTAATTGAATCCCTGTCGCATGGCATCCTGCCGATCGTTGATATCCAGGAGAACACCGGTAACTATGCTATCCCGGTTCAGGTTATTGGTTTAACCGATGATACTTCGGGCGATAACACTGGTGACAATACTGGTGATAACACTGGTAACTAATTAATAACTAGTAAAAGCCAGTTATGAGGGCTGTCGGCTCTAGTAGCCCGGCAGCCCTTTTTTCTTAGAGAGGATACAACAATGGCAGATGGATCTAATTTCTCGCAAGCATTATGGAATATGCTTCGTGGTAGTTCTTTTTCACCGGGTCAATCAGCTTATGACAATGCTAGAAAAGCTGGCGCATCTACGGGGCGAGCTAGACGTATGGCCGAACAAGCTGATCTTACCGCAGGTATTGAACCGGAAACCGGTTTTGGCTATGACATCAATTCAGCCAACATGCCTTCATGGATGCAAAGTATATTAGCTAGCCGTGGAGAAAAGGCGCCTGCACGAACTGAGACGGTAGACGAGCAATCTCAATGGGGTAATGTTCAGGTACCGCAGATAGTATCTCCCTCAACTAGTCGTAGTGCTAGCAATGACAATGAGGAAAAGAAATTATCTGAGCGCACCGAATCTAATGAAGCCAAAAAGAAGAATGATAAAAATAGATCTCCATTCCAGGCAATGCTTGAATCTGTTATGAGTAATCCTGAGACTCAATCGATTATGCAGGGTTCCACTAATCCTTTGGGTGTTCAGCAGGCTGAAGCCGCAGAACCAACTGATAATGCTGAAGGTGAACAAGGCGAAAACAATGATGACGAAGATAAAACAATCAGCACTGGTGGGAAAATCGGAGAAGAAAAAACTGGTGGCATTGGCAAGGAATTAGATGAGAATGATAAGCCAAAAGGATATTCTCATGACTTTGATGTGGTGAGAGATCTTGGTGGCTTTGTTCCACTTGTAGGCCCAGCTATATCTGCTGCTGGTGGATTTGGTAATGCATTAACATCTGACCTTGCGTATGAATTACCAAAAGCTACATCCAGGCCGCAAGAAGTTGTTAAATCTGGTGAATACATTGCATCCCCGGAATCATTAGCGTTTCCTACAGTTCAAGATGTACAAAGTTCTTTAACCGATGAAGACTATGAAGCATGGTTAGAAAACACAGCTATGCCCCTTGATACATTTATAGCTGAAGCTGTTACTGCACCATTAGGCGGTATGGGTGGTACAGTTGCTTCAGCTCTTTCAAAATCTGGACAAAAAGCTTTAAAAGAACTTCCAGAAGGTGTTGCATTAGATTTCGCTCGTAAATATTATGATGCAACGATTGATCAAACAGTTAAAAATGCATTAGGAGAAGGCGAAGATGTAATTCGAAACCTAGTTAAAGAAGGTAAAAAGCCCGATGCTAATGATTTTAAATTTGTAGATGCTTACGTTAATTCTTTGCCGCAAGATGTACAAAATGTAGTCCGTCAATCAATGGCTACAGCATCTCCTGTACCAGCAGGTATACCAATGACAGCAACAAATGCATCGAGAGAATTACAAGTTGCACAAAGCGTATCTGATGAAATGTCTAAATTAAAGAATCGTGAGAAAGCTTTCCAGCAAGCTAAAAATGACGATGATGCTCAACGCTTGCTTGGTTCTTTTGTTGGTGGCACCACGCCGAGGCTTGGTAGGGCAGCAGCTTTCGAAACAACTGGTGGCTTGACTGGAACAAATAGTGTTGGTGTCGGTCAAGAATTAAAGGATAGCAAAGACACTAAAGATACCAAAGATACCGGAACTACAATTCCTGAAGATATCTTTGGTATGTCTCCTGAAGACTGGGGTAACTTAGAACAACGTGAACAGTACGTAAGAGCTTTACAAGATGATGCTCTTAAGAATTATTACAAAGATACATATGGTGCTGATCTTATCGGTGACCTAGGTTATGAATATTTCCGTGACCTTGGTGAAAATGATATAAGCACCAAGGAAGGTTTGGTTCGAGATCTGTTCGGCTACAATCGAGACGATGAAGGTAACTCACAATATGCGATCCCTGGCTGGCAAGACTTAGCTGCAAACAGCATATCCGGTCTCTCTGATATGAGTGATGATGAAGCTGTACAGGCAATTCTCGATTACATGTGGGGTGCTGGAAACATTATTAACCCATATGAATGGATGTTTGATGCGAGTTATCAAGCTGCCCATGATATGGGAGATCAACGTGCCGTATACAACATGGGTAAGTATCTTGCTGAAAATTATACTGATACCGGAAATTCAGATAACTTTATTGGCAACATAATGTCTCTGGGTGAAAACCCGGAGGCAATATATCCTTACTTAAATGACGACGATCTTGCAACTTGGGTTTTAGTTGGCGACATCATGAACAAAGGCATGTCTGATTGGGATCAGGAGGATTGGGATACATTCAATGAACTTACCGAAGCTAGTGGTGAAGGTCAATTGTTTGGCGTTGTTGAACCTAATGATAATAAGGATTGGAATAAGACTGATTGGAAGAAGTCCAATAGAGATTATAGCTTCCAATCATTGTTAAATGCATTAAGAGATACCGCGCAGAATCCCAACAATCCTCAGCTTGATATATACAATGGCGTAGGAAACGTTGACAATCCCTTGATTTCTCAGCAGATGATGGAAGACTTTGCATCGATGGCTGCTGAGCAAACCGGTAAAAAGATTGGTAGACGTGTTAGAGACTAGGGGTCATCATGGCTAATGGTCAAGGTACTGGAACTGAATTAAACCAGGGTGTTGGTGTTGTAAAGCAATTACAAAAAGGAGTCGGTGGTAAAAATACTGCCGTTGTTGATGACACCCCTCCGGCTAGCCCTGGTTATTATTACGGCGGTGGTGGCGGTGGTGGTCGCAGCTACCGTAGAGGTGGTGGTGGCTCCGGCTCCGGTGATAGCCAACCGAAGATCCAGGCACAAATAAATAACTTTGGCGGCAACTCGAATAGACGAGCTGATGACCTTGCTGATATTACACAGGGTCGCGCAGATGATCTTGGTAAGATTGCAAATAAGCGTCGCAAGGCTATGGCAAAGAATGCCAACTTGCAGTTCGATAACCTTGATCAAGCATTTGGTGCCAATGACGCCTCGTATACCGAGAGTCGTCGCAACATAATGCAGAACCTTCAATGGCAACCTAATCAGCAAAAAGAACAAAGTACCTTGATGGCATTAAGGAACCGTATGGGCAACTCTGCCTACGGTTCCGCCATCCAGGATCTTGCTGAAGGCATGACTCGCGTTGATGATATGAACGACGTGGAGCTTATTAATGCCTGGAAACAGAATGAAAACAATGCCTATAACAATTGGTTCCAAGCAAATCAATCGCTAGTCAATGATTGGAATGATCAGGTTGCTTCAACAAACGAAGAGTTCTCGCAGTTTGATGCCGACTATGCTGACCAGACATCAAAGCTCAGAGCAGACTTTGCAGACGAGCAATCCAAGTTGTTCAGTCAATACTGGTCTTCGTTGAGCAATATAAATCCTCAGCTTGCTACCGAAGAGAATCTTGAAAAAGCCGCACGAAATGCTTCCGGTAAGACAGCTACAGGTAGAGCATTCAATAAAGCTGAGAAGAAATACGAAGATGCCAAAGACACATCTGAGTGGGTTAATAAAATGGGGAAGGATAAATACACCATCAATGCAATTGATGCTGATACCATGCATTCCCCAATTGCTTCCAAACGAGCTGCAGCCAAGATTCTTCATGATGCATCAATTGATAAAACCAATAAAAACAATGCTAAGAAGATTACTGCTGCAGCTAAGGCGGCTGCTAAGAAAAATCTTAGTGAATCCAAGAAAGCATACAACGAAGCAAAGAAAAAGAATCAAGTCTCCTTTGGTAAAGGTAGTGAGAGATTCTATCTTCCTAACGTTGATCTTTCCAGGGAACTTAAAACAACTGACCTTGAGCCAATGGATAAAACTTTGTCTAAGAGGCTCAAGTTTAGGGAAAGCGCTGATGCTACTAATCCTGTCACTGCAAATTATGTAAGGCCGGATGCTGGGTTCACTAAGCGCGGTGGCGCTAATGGAACCATTGATCGAAGCACTGCAGCGAATCAAGGGTTTACCGATAATCTTTCGCCTTTCACCAGATCTAATGGTAGGCAGTTAAGCAGAAATGGATTTGATAAATCTAAACCCACATCAAGTTCTGAAAGCAAATCGGCAACGAGAAAACAATTGGAGAAGATGGCTAATACTCTCAATAAGACATCTCAGGCGAAGCTCAATGCCAAGAAGAAACAGCATCGACAATATCACGATGATTCAACTCGTAAGAAAAAGAGACGAAACAATTTATCTAAAGCAAGATAATATATAAAATAAAACGATAATGAATAGGAGCAATCATGGCATATCGATTAGATAACACACCTCCTCCGAAACCGGAGAACTTTCTTCCCAAGTTTGCCGTGCGTAATGGTGCTACATTACGTGTTGCTCTTGGCTGTTATTATTTAACAGAAGGACATGATCCGCATTTCCATGATTACATTAATTGGCCTGCACCGAATTATCATCCTGGTGCTGTATGTCAAATGACCCCTATTAGAAATCTACCAAGGCGCATTCGCAACCTGGCTGATTTCAGGGCAGTGGAAATGGAGCGTATTCATCTTCTTGAAGAAGGTTATACGAATGTCACGCTTAAGTTTGATGACAGTGATTTCGCTTCCCATGTTGCAAACATAAGCTGTGAGATAGATCCAGATGATGATTATATTATACGAATGACTTTAAGTGCTCGTTTTGATTTGTTTGAAGATAAGCCAAAGGAAAGTCGCTTCACCCTGTTCGCCTGTAGGCCATCAGACGACAGACATGATGCCGTGTGCCGTGGTGTCG